GGTCATGGTGCGAGTCCTTTTCAGGGTGTTCGCGGGGTAAACCGTATGTCAATTGAGATGCGCGTCGGATGGTCTGCCATCACTTGCGTTCGGTGGATCTCGAATTGGTGAAACAGCAGCGCCTGTCCGACTGTCAGCCGTGGCGCTATCACCTTGTATGAACCTATCAGGCGGTGCAGCCCGTCATCATCGAGTGCGATGCGCTGGCGCTCGTCTGCTCCGACCTGTCGCCATTTCGATGCGACCTGTTCCCGCGTCAGGTTGTGCTCGGCAAATTCCAGGCCGGGCGTTGCGTCGTCAATATCGACCAGCGGTATCCAGAGCGTGTGGACCGTGCCGCCGTACCCGACAAAGTTTGCATCGCAGTGCCACGGTACGTGAGCGTCGGTGTCGTCCGGCTCTACCCGGCGGACCACGCTTCGTTGAGGGAGTAGCGCACCCTTAAGGCCGGTTGTCCGGAACCATTCCGGTATGTCAATGCCGAGCTTGTCAGCGTTGCGCTTGGTGTCGGTTAGCTCGTGGGCTTTCATGAATGGCGATACGTCTAAGCCATCGATCAGCCGCAAGCGTCACCATATCGTTCCGTCATGTCTCACGACCTGATCTGTCGGGCCATTGAGAACCGCGAAGTGATCCAGTTTCGCCACAAGGGTCGCCTGCGGACTGTCGAGCCGCATCTTGTCGGTTACGACGCGGACGGAGACCTAACCCTATCGTGCTGGCAACTGTCCGGAGGTAGTGGTCGGGACTGGCGAGATTTTCATATAGCCAAACTGACCGAGCTATCCACAACAGGCGAGCGCTTTGCAGGCGCACGGCCAGGGTACAACCCCAACGACTCCACCATCTCCCGGATCGTCTGTCGTCTCTAAGCGCCCCGCAGTCGCACGGCATCGGTAGCCTAGCTGGACCGCTATGGAGAGCGCAGGACGATAAGTGCCCGTATGCCAACCAGCACCTCCCTTGACTCTCACCGCCCCAAAGTTGAAGAGTCGTTCAACTTGTCATAGCTGCTTCAGGGAACCATCGCAGGAACCTGATCCCTCCGAGTAGGGATGTTCTGAAACGCTGCTGGAATAATTAGGGCGTCGGCCAAGCGGTCGGCCATCGCACCTGACAAACAAGCCAAGAGCACGCGCTACATGATGCAGAATCCAGATACGCATTCTGTCCTCCACACAAAAGAGCCGCCCGGAGGTGGCTCACTTCTTGTCTGATTTCGGCTTCTCGCGTGGCGCTGGCGGCATCTTGGCGAGTTCCCGCATCACCTCATCAAAGCGGTCGGAATCCTCGTCCACGCCTAGTTCGCGAGCGGCTTCCTTGAACTTTTCGGACTGTGCTGGATGGAAGTAAAGAGAGACGCCGGGTGAGGCCTTAGCCCCAACGTGCTGGATGACGCACTCCCGGCTGACTTTTGATATTATTTATTGTGTCTTTTGTCAAGCGCCGATGTCGGCAGGGCTTGTGCTTGACGCAATTGTTTGATTTCACCATCCCCAATGTACATCAAGGGTTAGTGCGGGGTCAAGCGTTTCGTTTACGCCGCTTCCCTAATCTGAAACACCCCACACAACTGGTTCAGCCCTTCCCTCAGAGCCTTCCGCAGCCGGTCGCCCAGCATCGACTTGTCCATGATCCGGCTTGGCCCCTCGTCCACGCACACGGTCTGGATGGCGGCTTGTGCTATCGGCGTGAGGCTTTCGATTGCGCGATGGCAGGCGATGTACTCGCGGGTTACGCGGTCAGCGATTACCGGGTCGATCTCGTTACCCGCCCCCGGCTTGGCTTGGCGCGTTCCATCCCTCACGCCTTTGATGAGCCGCCACCGATGCACCACCTTCCCGTATCGCTCGCCTGCGTCTCTCTGTGCGCGGGTGATGAGGTTTTGCGCGAATAGCATTTCGAGCGGCAGACCGGCGCGGTTCGTCATCAGCGTCTTGTCGTCCAGGTCCGGCATGGCTTGCCTCCGGTGTGCGAGGGTTTCGGGCGTACACGCCGGTCCCGTGTCTGTCGGCTTGCGGTCGCCGCTGGCGTAGCGTTCGGGGACTGAAGGAGGCTTGATGCGCGGGCGACGGTGGGATTTCTTGGTGCGGGCCATCAGCTATCCTCCTGATCGGACTCGATGTGGCCGCAAAAAGAGCAAATATCTCCGGGGTTGTGCGGATAGCCTTTGATGAGGCTGCTTACGTTGTTGAGGCAGTCGATTATCGACGCACCGGCCTCGCCAACCATGCCGTCCTGCGAAGACCGCATGGAGACGGCAAGTAGTTTGGCGGCGCGCAACTCTGACAGCGCATATTGCGTCGCTTCTCGCGTCTTCAGGTCTATGCCATCCATCAGCTATTCGCCTCCCTCGGCACATACCCGGATGGTGCCTGCATGGTCAGGCGGCGGTCTGGCGTGACCTTCAGGCTGGCGAATGCGCGTTCACCCATAGCCTGCGCGAAACGCTCGTCAGCGCGTGTCCGTGCGGCCTGGCGTGCCGCCTGCTGAGCGTGGTAGCCGCGTGGAAGGTCTTTGAGTAGCTCCGGGTCCATCCAGCCCTCGCACCAGTCGCGGACAGTCTCCACCCGCTTGCCGATGGCCTTCCCGATTTGCGTCCACGTCTTGCCCTGGCGGCGCAGTTCTTCGATCTGGTCGCGGTACGGTGTCAGTTGGCGATCTGCGGCGTTCATCGCTGCTTCCCCCGTCGCATGATGCCTTGGGGCTCAATCCGCTCCGGGGTGTCGCGCATCCATGCAAGCTGGAACGTGCGGCCTTCCTCACGCTTCTGGCACATGATGACGCGGCCTGCTGCGTGCTCCGTCTTCGCTTCCTTCAGCGTCATGGCGGCACCGGGCCAGTCATCCCAGCGCATGGATTTATGCCACTGCACGGACACGATGTGCGGTTCAAACCATTCGGTCATGCTGCTTCTCCCATGATCATGCGGCGGGCGTATTCCCTGCCGATAAGCTCCACTCGGATCTTGGTGGCTCCATCCGACCGCAACCGCTTCAGCGTCACAGTGCGTGCTTTCGCGACAGTCGAGCGTTCAAGGCCCATCTCCCGAGCGATGCGCGACTGGGACCACCGCAGAAATTCGCAAGCGGCACAGGCGAGAACCTGTCTCGGGTAGGTATGCACTTGCTCTCGGCTGCGGCTCAGAATCTTCGACTCTTCGACGCCGTAGACCTCAGCCACCACGGATCGAAGCGTTGCAAATGGGCGGTTTTTCATAGGCCAAACTCCTGCCGAATGTGTTTCGGAACTCGGGTTGATTGCATGTCAGGGCGCGGGCCGAGGTATTGCGGCCAGTGTCCATCTGACTTCCACTTGCGCGTGGCTGTGCGGTATTCCGCCTCTGTCGGCACTCTGCGCTGGACAGGACCGGCAGTCGGATCTCGTTTCGGTGCGCCGTTGCGCTTGGTGTTGATTTCCTTCGCGTCGCGGACCCAACTCCGCCACTTCGCGTGCCAATCCAGCCAAACAGCCCCGCGCCCCGCCTTGGAATGCCAGTGGTCCCTGAACTTTTCCGCCTCGATGTTCGCGTCCACGCCATGCTCGGCAGCGAAAGCGCTATCGGCCTCGTCCGGCGTCCAGTCGTCCGGCAACCTTGAACCACGCGAATTTTTCGACCTTGGGGGGACATCCCCGATAGGGGATGGGGGTATATTCTTCTCTTCTCTCCTCTCCTCTCCTCTAGGCGTTTCCGTGTCGTCGCTGGCGTTACATGGCGTTACATCGTCATGAATGGCGGTTTCCTGCGCCTTCTGGCGTTGCCTGTGCGCGGCAACCCGGTCGCGACTGTCGTCAACGCGCTCGCGTTTCGGCTGGCGCTTGTCCCATCCGCTGAGTCTGTCGCCATCAAGAACGCGGCCCTGCATCGCCTCACGGATCGCGGTCACGTCTTCCGGCTCGAAATCCAGGGCGACGGCTTCGACCTCATCGTCCCATCCGGAGATCATGCCGCGCTCGCTGGATGCGGACGCACGGACCATCATCCGGGTCCATACGGCCCACACGTCACCAACGCGCACACCGGCCTTGCGGGCTATCAGACGCCACTTCGGATCGTCCGGCGCGTCATGCCACAAGCGGCACCAATCCATCCGGCCTGTGCTCATTCCGCCGCCTCAAACAGCGTGCCAAAGCTCTTGCGCGCTTCTCCAACGTTCTTAACGGCCTGCCGAAAATAGCTCGGCTTCAATTCCGCGCCGATTGCCTTCCGGCCCATGTTGAGAGCGACGTACAGTTCGGACCCGATGCCTGCAAACGGGCTAAACACCACGTCACCGGGATTGCTCCAAAGGTCCACACAACGACGGATCACGGTCAGTTGCAGCGGTGAGATATGGCGCTCGTCCGCCTCGTCTCGCGCGGCCTTGTGGCTCAGGACATCGGACTGGTTGATATCCATCCAGACCGGCTCGGCATATCGCTGCCAGACCGCGACGGAATACCAATCATCACCCGGCATGTTTGTGGTGCGCAGATCGCCCGTCTCCGTCACCAGCGGGCCGTCCGGCGTCGTCTCATCACCGTAATAAGCATCGAACGGACCAGAGACGGGCTCGGGGTTGTCTCCCGGCTTCCGCATCGTGACCACGTAGTCCGCAAGCGCCATGCGGCTCATCGCACTGTCTTTGCAGATTTGCTTATGCAGCAGACCCACCGCCTTAGTGCGCTGCATCGCCGTCACCGGGTCTTTGCGGATGCAGACCTCGGAATGGTAGATCCATCCGGCATTTTGGAAGCCCCGGATGATGTCGCCCCGGAAATCGCGAACGCCGATGAAACCATCGCGCAGTTTGGACGTGGGAAGTTGCATACAGTGGATCGAGCACAGCCGCCCCGGCATAGTCGCGCGGTACAGTTCAGCGATCAAAAACCGAAAATGCTGCCAAAACGTCTCGCTGTCCGCGCAATTCGACATATCGCGCGGGTCGTCGGAGAACGTGTAAAGGCTCTCAAACGGCGGCGAGAAAATCGTATAGTGAACCGACCCGTCAGGAAGACCGCGCGTCACATCCACACAATCCCCATTCCACAGCTTCCAATCGTCGCCGCTAGCTTGGTCAATCACGTTCACGCTGCCGTCAGCCATGACGGAACCTCCATCGTTTGATTTGCTTGATTGCTGGATGCGCTGACCCGACCGCCACGTATGGCGTTGGTCGAAAGGTCGCGCATGTGCTCCACCATCGCCTCGGCCATGGCTTCGTATTTGGCTTCCTTTGATCGGAGATTGGCGACCACCGCGCCCTCCATCTCCGATGCGATCAGGTATGCGGTGACGGGCTTGCTCTGTCCAAAACGCCAGCAGCGGCGCACCGCTTGGAATAACTGCTCAAAGCTGTCATTCAGACCGACGAAAATCATCCGATTGCAGTGCTGCCAGTTCATGCCGCGACCGGCGATGGACGGCTTGCTGACCAGAATTCGAGGGTCGCCGTTCGTGAAGCCCAACAGCCGCTTCGACTTGATGTGCGGCGCGTCCGATCCTTGGACGTTCACGGCCCCGTCGATAGCCTTCACCAACGCGTCAGCTTCGGCATTGAGATTGCACCAAATCAGCCACGGCTCATTTGGATCGGATGCAACGATATCGGCAGCAGCTTGCACGCGCTCTGCTACGCTCTCCCGACGCGCGGCGATCCGCTCTTGAAGCGTGCTCGCCTGCATCGGAAAGAGCATCCCACCGGACGGAGACAGATCGACCTCCACCGTCACCTGCTTCATGTGCAGCGGCGGCAGGTCATATCCAGGCTCGTCGTATCCAAGGTCGCGCGGGTGCCGGATCATCACCGACCATGACGCAACCCACTGCCAAAAGTCGGCGGCAGCATGGCGCTTCAACCGCCAATCTTCCTCGGCATTGGCCCGCACCGATCCCTCGTGAACGAAGAACATGGCAAGCATTTCCTTGGCGCTCATCACGCCCAAGAATTCCGCGTGCTGGCCTAGCTCGGTCCAGTCGTTTGGTGCCGGGGTAGCGGACCCGCACAGCAGGTATGGCACGTCACGGCACGCTTCCGTCAGGTCGCGACGGGTGCGACTGTCGTGGTCCTTAATGATGCCGCTCTCGTCCAGCACTACACCGGCAAAGTCAGACACATTGAAGTGCTGGCGACGGTCATAGTTGGTGACGACAATCGGCGTCGTCGCGCTGGCCTGATCCGGCGCATATGCTACGCCTTTGATGCCGAACTTCTTGGCCTCAGCAACGGTCTGCTCTGCAACGGCAAGCGGAGTGAAGATCAGGACGCGTCCGCCAGTATGATCGACCACCTGCGAAGCCCATGAAAGCTCCTGAATGGTCTTTCCAAGGCCCGTGCCAGCAAAGATCGCAGCGCGGCCACGACGGCACGCCCATGTCACGATGTCGCGCTGAAACGGCTTGATGTTTTCCGGCATAGATGCGCTCGGATCGAACCCAACAGGTGGTGCAATACGCGACTTGTGCGCGAGAAATTCTTCATATGAAGCTGTCACGCTCAAACCTCCCGAAAGTCGATGTGCGGATAATTTGCGAGAAACAGCCAACGGCGCAGGCGATACGCCTCCGTGCGCTTCGTCGGTTCGGATTTCACGTCCTCAACCACGTCCTTGTTGCCCTCGCGATATCGAAAGTCTGCGGTATAGCGTCGGCCTCCGACCGGCCCGTCTGGACCGTGGGCGAACAGCTTGAACACCGGATGAACCTCTAGGCAGTCGATCTCCCCTGCCCTCGCCAGCAGCTTCAACTCGCCGTAGCGCCGACCTTCCTTGCGACTGTCGAAGCGCAGCCCGTCTATGTGTGTCGGCTGGTTGCGGTATTTCCGGGGTCGCATTCACGTCTCCGAAAAAGCGCCGGGGCGATGGTCTGCCCCGGCTAGTTCACAGGGAGGGTGAGGGCGGGAAGGAGGAAACCCGGACCCCTCAGTGCCCCAAGCCCCACCGGCAAAGGTAAGGGGCTTGGGGTGGACGCCTGCCGCCAACGATGGCAATCGGGAACGGCGGGGCGTCCGACACGCTGCTGGGAGGGACAGGCCCGCAGCGCGTTGTGTGTTTTGTCAGTCTGTGTCTGCTACGGGGGCAGCCAGCCCCCCGCCGCCGCCAGTGTGCCGGGTGAAGAATTCCAGATGATCGATTTGACCGGGCTGGGCGTCCGGAAAGATCGCGTCAAACCCAAACTCCCAACGACCACTGTCGTTTAAGCGTGGCTCAACGAATTTCTTGATTTCAAAAGCACGCCCGTTGGACAGATGAATGCGCTCTCCGTAGGGGAGGCGCGCAAAAATCTCTCGGATTACCTCGGAAACCTCAGACCATGCGCCGGGCATAAACCCCTCCACAAACTCAGGGGCAATTGCCTGCGGGAAACCCTCTGGATTGGATGAATCGCTCATGTGGTTCTCCTAATTGCAAACAGGCTGCCGGAGTAAGGTCAGCGTGTTGTGTGTTTACTCACGTATATTTTTTCGTTGTTCTATTCCCGTTCCCCTTGTGCGGACTTTGCACAGGGACTACCTCTTGGGGTGTGGACAAACCTTGCTCTGTGCCAAACCGCCCTGCTAACGCTTCCATCCGAAGCCTGCGCAATTCGAC